TAGTGAATGTCTTTTTTCTGATAATGAGGAATTAAGAATTTTGTAATATCTTGTTCTTCAATATTTTTGTTTAAGTCTTTTAGGCTTTTATTGGCTCTTACTTCTTTCCAAGCCAAGACTGATGTGGTTAATGGGAAAATTTTGTTAGCTTGGTTAATTTTATTTAAAATAAGATCTTTTGAAGTTCCTTCTTTATTAATGTTTTCTTCAAGTTGTTCTTTAAGTTGTTCTTTAAGTTGTTTTATCTGTTCTTCAGAATGGTAGCCTTGATATTTATTTATTCTTTCTACTATTTGTTGTGAAAAGCCTTCGAAGATTGCATTATATTGTTCTTTAAGTGCTTCTTGTAGTATTCCTGGAACTTTTTTAAGGAGTTCTCGTTTATTAACGAGCATCGGATAAATAACTTCTTTAACTGCTTCTGCATCAAAACCAGAATTTTGGGCTAGTTCTAGATTTAACTTAGGATTTTCAGTATCGCCAGTCAGCTCAACACCTTCTTCATTTTTTCTAGACAACTCAACGCCGATAGAGCTTCCTCCTAGTTGTGCTTTGTCGTTTAATTTCATCTCTACTTTGATTGGACCTACACGCCCTTCTTTATAAGGCAAGTAAAAATCTAAATCTGCCCTTGATGCATCTGATCCTGCGGGTGCAGCAAAGTCTCCTCTAAAAGGCTGAAGATCTGGAACTTCTAGAAAATAATTAAAAACTTCGGCTTCGTATTTATCACCATTGCCTTTATAGACATCAGCAAGCTTTCCCTTGCTGTCTTTCTTTTGTGCAAATGTCCCGGTCACAACAGGAACTTCGTTATCAGGCATTTCACTAATTTTGCTTTCATCGATTGAGGGATCGGCTTTTTTATAAGCATCAACAAGTTTTTTGATACCTTCTTCAGTGTCCAATGTGTGTGGACTATGCGACGGTGGTGTTTCTTGTTCTTTAAGAAACCCTCTCCAGTTTTCCATTATAAGTTTTATGTCTTTCATTTTATTCCTCTGCTCCACCAAAACCGGGGGGTGCTGATTTTGATCTTGTTGGTTTTGGTGATCTTGTATAAGGAGCACCGCCGGTTTTTTGTGGTCCGGTTGCAAGATAGCGGTTTCGCTTCTTTACATAACCTTTTTGTATTTTTCTTTGATAAGCCTCAAGTTCTTGGAGAACAAGCTTTCTTATTAGAATTTTGATGTGGGGCTTTTTTTTGTCTCCTCTTAAGAACATTGGTGGCAACTCAATTTTTGCTTTCTTGTCTTTTATTGCTTTGTGTTCATGAGGATCATCATCATAGTGCCTTATAACTCCCAAGTCAAGAAGAGTTTCCACTTTATCTTCGCCGTTGGTAAAATAAACGTCGCCAATGTTTAGGTCATAGGCAATCTCAAACAAATCTTCATTATCACGACCAAAGGCTGGTTTTGGACCGTATCGTGAAGTTACAATAATAACCTCATTACCATCATTACGCTCTTTTTCGATAAGTTCTGCCGCTATTGGGTCTAAACCTACCGGAACTTCCATTCCTTCTTCTTCATCCCATTCTTTTTTTAGAATTGTTGAGTCAAAGTCAAATGAAACTTTCGGAGGTTTCACTTCTTCTTCATCCCGTTCTTTTTTTAGAATTGTTGAGTCAAAGTCAAATGAAGCTTTCATTTTGTTTTCCTTTTAGTAAGTCCGGATTGGCTTGAGTGTTTCTCTTTTGAAATCTAATTCGATCAAGCCTTCGATCTTTGAATGAGAACAACCTCCGTCAGTGGATCTTCCAAACGCTGCCCCTTTTATTTGTTGCATTTTCTTTACAGGAGAAGCGCCAGGGGCGAACTTGATTTTGATTAGGGTCTTTTCCCTTGTTATTCCTTTTTGTAGCTTGAAGTCCTGTCCTGGGAGAATAGAAACAACTGTTACGTCTTTGATCGAACGAAGGTCGTTGATGATCTCTGACTTGTTTCTTTTTCGATCTGTAACCATCCTTACCACAACTTCGTAAATATATCCTTTTGTTGAGCCTTTTGCTTCTTCAACCGGTAGAATAGGTTTTTCTGTTTCTGGAATTGCTTCAAGGGCTCTTTTAAGGTTTCGATCTTGCTCGATATCTCTGATAGATCTTGCATTTAAATAAGCGATTATCCTATTGATAAATGTATTTAAAATACCAGGTTCTTCATCATCTGAAAGTTGTGCTGCTGCCTTGTATCCAATAGAAGCAAGCTTTCGTTTAAATTCTGGATTTGTAAATTGTTCTTGGATATCCATCTCTCCAACTGATCTTTTGTCAAAAATTTTCGCTTCTTCAATAAGGTTTTCCGAAGGGTTTTCTGTGATCTCAACAACCAAATCGCCGCTTCCTTTGATGACACGATGAAAGTGCTCTTTTGGAATAAACAACTTGTCCCCTTCTTGAAGTTGAATGGGAAGTTCGTTGTCGTATTGGAAACACCAGCCATTGGCTTCAATAACTTCAACCAGCCTGTTTTCTCGATCACGATGCCATTCCAACTCGCTTTCGTTTAAAACATCAGAATGAAAGAACCTTAGTTTTTTGTTTTCGCTTATTTGTATTTCTTTATAAGGTTTGCTCATTGTTTATTCCTTACCACCAAGTGTATCTTGTCTTTCCACCAAAGAGATGCGGGTATCTTCCAACACGACAAGCCCAATAACCTGCGGTTGTTTTATCTTTCTTTTCTTTGCATTTGTGTCTTGCAACAAATGATTTTCTTCTTTCGGGATCTTTTATCTTTACAGACAAGTTTGGATCTCCGAATGATACTTTGCGAATGTTGCCTGACTTTGGATCACGAACATAAACATAGAACTTTTTGGATCCTCCACGCTGAGGCTTGTTTAGTTTTACGTCCTTGCCTTTATACTTGGCTTCGTCTAGTTCTTCTTCCTCAACCATAGGCAAGTCAAGCGGGACTCCTATCCCTTCATGGACACCAACCTCACCTAAATCACTTTCTAAAATCTCTCTCTCGTCCTCTGTAAGCCCTTCGTATAACCCAAGTGAGTATAGAGTGCGGGCTTCTTTCATAAGGCGCATAAAGCCTTCTGAGAGCGGTCTATAAATGGTTTCTGTAATAGGTATTTGGTTGTCTAAATGGTATTGCATTCCTTCTGAAATGTTTGTTGATTCAAGAAGTTGCATTACCTCTGTTAAGATTTGCTCTTGCAAGTTGTCCATTGTTTCTTTCATTCCTTTAGCTGACTTCTTTCCCCAAGACTTTCCTCTGCCTTTTGACTTGCAAGCAGAAGGTGTTGGGCGGCAAGCAGGGTATTTAGAACGCTTGTCGTCTTTACCAGAACGACCACAAGACTTATAGCCTGTTATTTTGCCATCTTTTCTTATTGGTGAGTTACAATCAACCCAGCCGCCTCCTTTACCTGGTTCGCCTTTTCTTTTGAACCAATCACGAAGTGAAGTTTCTGATGAAGGCTTTTTGGTTAGTTTGCGTTTCTTTTCTTCAAGGGTTTCATCATCTTCTTCTGATAAGATTTCTAAAAGTTCTTCTTCAGAAAGATCCATAAGATCTTCTTCTTTGAGGTCCTTCCAAATCTTTCCTTGACGGCATTTTACAACAGCGCCGGAAGCATAAGCAGAAGGCCAAACATCGTATTTGCGTTTTGCAATGCGAGTGCAGCGGTCTTCTTTTTTCTTTTTGCTTTTCTTTTTTCGTTCTTCTAAAACTTCCTCAATAAGAGAAACAAGATCTTGTTCGGTCATTTGTAACACCTTTTGTTAAGAACTAGTATAAATAGTCAATAAAATGTAAAACTATTCTTTTTTCTTGTTCTCGGACACTTCCACCCACTCCCAAAGATAGTCATAAGCAGCAGGTTGTAGTCCGTCAGCGGCTCGTCTAATGTTTGTTTCGTTTGCTGAGCCTCTAACTTCCCTTATCGCCTTTGCTGCTGAATAGGTGCTGTGGTGGATCTTTACAAGTTCTCCGTCTCGGGTCATTTGCTTGATCGCTCGGGGTTTCATTCTATAAGCCATTTTTTAGTTCCTCCATAAATGTTTCGGGTTGTTTTGCGTGCTTTACTAGATTACAGTGTGCGCAGGAAGGACGAAGGTTTGCTCTTTCGTGTGGCCCTCCTTTTGATAATGGATAATAGTGGTCAATGTGTTCTGGCCCTTCCGACATTTCTTTCTCGCAGTAAAAGCATTCTTTATAGTTTATTTTATTTTCACTCCAAAAGTCAAGCAAATCTTCGTGGGTAAAGTGTTCGGTTGTTGCTTCTGCTAGTAGCGCTCTTCTTTTCTGGTAGTAGAGACGAGCCTTTTCTCGGTTGTTCTCAAACCACTTTTTTTGATAAGCCTTAGACTTTTTGTCGTATTCTGGATTGTCTTCTCTCCACTTTTTGCCGTATTCTGGATTTTCTTCTCTCCACTTTTTGCCGTATTCTGGATTTTCTTCTCTCCACTTTTTCTGTCTGGCTTTTTCTTTTTCTGCGTTCTCTTGTCTATACTGCTTGTCTATGGCTCTCTTACATTCTCTACAAAAAGCACGAAGGCCATCTTTTGCTTTCTTCTTCTTGTTGTATTCAGTGAGGGGCTTTTCGATCCCGCATTTTGAGCACGCTTTTGTCTTTTCTTCGCACATACTGTTTCTCCTTATTTACGCTTTTGTATAAGCGTCTATAATAAATAGTATGCTAAAAAGAAAACGACCGACTTAGATCAAGTTTTTCTTGACGAGACTTTGCCGAGATCACAAAAAAGAAAATATAAAACTACCATAACAAAAACAAAAAAGCGGCCATTTGGCCGCTTTTCATTTAGTTGTTCTTGTATTAGAGAACAGGAATCTGCCTTGCGGCGTTTTCTTGTTCTACTTCCTTAACAACAACACGAAGAACGCCGTCTTCATAAGAAGCACTAATATGCTCTTCCGTGGTTCCCGCAGGGACGTTGAAACTGTTTGAGAAAGACTGGAATCCAAAGCCTAACTCTGACTTACAAGAAACTGCCAAATGCCTCCCTTCAAGCGAGACACTGATATCTTCTCTCTTCACACCCGGTGCTGGAACAACGATGGTGCTTTCTCCCTCACCTTTTTGAACTCTGTATAGAGATCGTTCTGCGCTTGTCCATTGTGGTTGAATCCTGTAATCTCTTGCGATCCAGTTGTTTCCAAGAAACGAATTTAGCAAACGCTTTTCAGTTCTACTTAACATATTATTTTCTCCTTTATTAGTTAAGATTGCCGGCTAAGTGTGAAACTACGCACACTTATTTTTGTGTCAACCTTTTAGTAACATTTTTTTTGACTCAAAGATCTTTTGTTCGATCAAGGCTGGATCTCCAACAACATTGATGGGAGTGTGACCATTCATGTGAATTGTTGAAAAGCGGTGCAATTGCGATACACCATCCGGCCAAGCTTCTTTAGATTCGTTCAAGTTTCTTCTTAGGTGAACGTTCTCCATTACGTAAGAAACTGATTCAGGATTGACGTATACTTCACTCAGGCTGAAGTTGTTGTCCACCTTCTCCACTCTCATTAGTTTCACTAAGTTGCTCATATGTTTCCTCTGTTTGTTTTTGTAATACCTGCTGTGCCATAACTCTTTCATAACCTTCTAACATTGCTCCAATGTCGGCTAAAGTTGAGTCAAAGCGTGCCAGCTGTATTCTTAATGCTTCTACTTGTTTTAGCGAGTCGTCAAGACTCTCTTCCCCTAATTTTGTTTCAAGTGTTTGAGAATTGGTATAAATTTGATGTAATATTTCATCGTTCCTTCTCGTGTAAAGTAAAGTCAGTTCTTTGAAAACATCATTTAGTTCAACAGAATATTGTAAATTAACTCTCATTTATTTCCTCCAAAAAACACAGCTGTGCAACACTATACATAAGTATAAGTTCCAGAGTGCGTTTTGTCAAGGGGGTTTTGTTTTTTATTTACCCCATTCTTCCATGTCGCTAAACTCACTTAAACTTACAAGATACCACCTACTACGACCTTTGTAGGCGTGCTTTATCAAGCGTGCGATTATTATATCTCCAGCATCAAGTATTTTTGTTTTAGCAGAAAAAACTGGTGAGTTTCCAGCAGTTATTTTAGTAGGGTTAGCGTGTTCTGGACGGAAAACGTATATGGTGCCCTTTGTTGATTCGTATATTTGGCTTGGTGTGAAGGGAGAGAAGCTCCATAAAAAGTGGTCTACATCTAAGATCACATCTGCCACGTAAAATAACCTCCTAAATAATTTTCACCAACCTTTCTGCATCTTGTTTTTTTGATATATCTAACTTTGACAACTTACTTTTTTCTTTATCCAAGTCATCAGCACGAAAAGCAATGTTAAAAGTAAAGGAGTCGCCGTGATTTTTAATGTGAAACTTTGCATCCGCTCTAAACACCAGTTCACTAAAGTAAGGAATGTCTAAATCAAATCGGTCAGATAGTTTGTACAATCCTAGACCGTTGATTTGGATTAAATCATCTCCCTTGGTGTTATAATACTTTTGCAAAATAGCTGGGGATAGTTCTATTCTATGTTCCTTGCCATCCCCAAACCAAGAATCTTGCATTGCCTCAAGCGTTTTTTTATGACCCGGTTCTTTGTAAAGCCCAACAACTATTTGATCTCGCTCTCCTCTTTTCTTTAAGATGTTATTCATTCCTGTAGGAGGCTTAAGTTCTTTTAGAAATGGTTGAAGATACTTTACAAAGAACCGGTCCATATATTTTTTATTTTCTTCACTCTTGCCTTTGTTGAAGCTTGAGTTATGAATCACCCATCGTTCCCTTTCTGTATCATAGCCGACTGTCAACTGACCGAACTCTGTATCTAACGTTGTTTTTACTTCAATTCCAATTGGGTCTTGATGACCTGGAACTTCAATTACAATGTCAGACTTTACTCGATCGTTTTTTGCTGTTTCATCCTGAACAAGATACTGTGAAAAATAAGATTCAATCTTGTTTTCATTTTCGTATCCTGTTTCAGTGGAACGCTTGTCTTCAGTTCGTATTTTTCGAAAGATAGGGTGAAGCACACTAATCCTCTACAATAGCATAGTCTGTAGTAATTAGTGTGCCAGCAACAGAAACTGCATTTAAAACAGCATTTTTCGTAACCTTGACTGGATCGAGAATACCTGTTTCATAAGCATCAACAACCTCTCCCTTGGTGAAATCCCAAGCCAGGCCTTCCTGGTGAAGTTGCCGACTAATCAAATCAAAGGACTCTCCAGCATTATCACACATAATCTGCAGAGGCGCCTTTGTTGCTTCTGCCATAATAGCCACTGCGGTTCTCTGATCTGAGTGAGTCATCCCCCAATCATCATAACCAAGCGACTCACGATTGCCTAAACGCTGGCCAATACGATAAAGAGCAGAGCCTCCACCAGCAATGATTCCTTCAACTTGTGCGGCAGTTACTGCTTCTAAGGCATCTTCAATGCGATGCTTTTTCTCGGTCATTTCTACTTCTGTTGAAGCACCAACACGAATAACAGCAACGCCAGAAGCAAGGCGAGTAATTCTTTCCTGGATTCTTTCGCAAAGAACCATGTCATCACATAAAGCGATTTCTTCTTTAAGGGTGTCAATACGCTCTTGTACATTTTCTAAGTCTCCTTTTCCGCCGACAATGACAGTCTGAGTGCGGCCAATACTAATAGATTTGCAAAGGCCCAGATCTTTCAAAGTTAGATCTTTTACGAGCACTCCAGCATCTACAGAAGCCAAGGTTGCGCCTGTTGATGCGGCTAAGTCCTTTAGAATGTTCTTTCTTTCTTCTCCGTATCTTGGTGCTTTTACAGCAGCCACTTTCATTGTGCCTCGCTGCGAATTCATAATAAGCGCAGCCAGGGCTTGACCATCAACCTGATCGGCAACAATAACTAGTGGTCTTCCTTCTCTAGCGACCAATTCAAGCACTGGAAAGATTTGTTCGACCGTATCGATCTTTTCATCAGCAACCAAAATCAGGGCATTCTCGTAGTTGCAAGTCCCTGCTCTTTCGTTTGTAATAAATGCTGGAGAAATAAACCCAGAGTCAAAACGAAAGCCTTCTAAAATGTCAACAGTTGTATCTGCTGAGCGAGCTTCTTCAATCTGAACCGAGCCATCGTTTCCGGCCTTGTCGATTGCGGTTGCAACAATGTCGCCAATCACACCATCGTTATTGGCAGAGATGGTTGCAATGTGCCTTACATCCTCTAGGTTTTCAACAGGGCGCTTGTTTTTCTCCAACTCATCAACAATCGCTGCAGCCACCTTATCTAAACCACGCTTGATTTCAATGGGCGCTGTTCCAGCAAGAACATGTCGGCGTGCCTGCTGATAAATTGCGTTTGCTAGAACTGTTGTTGTAGTAGTTCCATCGCCAGCATTCTGCGCAGTTTTACGAGCAGCTTGCTTTACAATCT